TTAGTCATGAAATCAAAGTAACGTGCTACTGTTTCATCCCAATGTTCACGTCTACCTTTATCATCCAAGTAACGTGAGTAACGTGACTTAGCAATAAACGTATTGTAAGGGGTTAATTCATATCTACTCATTGTCTTCCTCTTCTCCATCATAATCAACCTCAGACATAAGGCGATCAAAGTTATCTTCAATACGGTCTACAAACATCTCGACTATCTCCTCCGAAGTTACATCTAGTAACTCAAGAAGAGATAGTTCATCTAAACGTTTCAGCCTCTCTTGTAATTCTTGTAGCGTCAACGGATACATATTTACTTACGTTGCTTTGTTACTCGTTTTTCTACTACGATTGGTTTAGTTTTCTTTTCTTTCTTAGCTTGTCGAGCTGCTTCGTAGAATTCGATTGCTTTGCCTGTAGCTTCGTGGATAGCTTTCATCTGTTTCAATGTAGACTCGTTAGTGTCTAGCCATGAGTATAGATTAACAAAGCGTCCACCTGCTGATTGAATCGTAAGATCTAAATCAAACTCCTCATCAAAGATATCTTTTGCATTAGGATTGAACATGCCTTGTAATGATACGAATGCATTGTCCTCCGGAAAGAACTTACTAAAGCTCAATGTTTGTTTCTTAGTCGTCATTTAATTCCCTTTCAATTAAGTATTCTAAATAGTGCTTGGCTTTCTTCAAGTCCTGCACACCGTCTTTGTGTTTCCAACGTAACAGATATTTTAACACATTTCCCTCCCAAAAGTCAAGCTCCCATTCAGAAATAATATCCCAAGGTTGGATAGCTCTTTGGTAGTGATTACCTGCAACCTGTTGATCCTTAACTGATTTGCCTGTATCCTCATGAAGTTTATTTAAACCGGCAAAATACTTCTCAAGAGTTAAACCTTTGGTTAAGTCTACTGTCTCAACTAGATTAGGGATAACTACTGGTACATCATAATGTCGATACCCTTCTTTAATCATAATGGCTTAACCTCTACTGACGCTTTCGCTTGTTTTGTTCCCTGAGACCATGAGCCACACGTTCTGCATTGATATCTCTGATAAGTCGAGGTAGTAGTAATAGCAACACCACGCTTCTGTAGATGAGTACCGCCACAACTTGGACACACTGCACCATCCCCATGATGATTGTGATTAGGGTGGTTTTTAATCCAAGGCAACAACCTAACATAGAGTTTTTCAAGTAAGATAACGTCTTGCTTATTGTACTCTTCCATTCTGAACCAAGCATCTTTATCCTTATTCATACATTTAACCCACAGCTCATGCCCTTCGTGAGCAGTCTTGCTACCTAGTCCTAGTCTCTGTGCTACATAGTCTAGCTTGTTACTAGGGAATCTGAACTGACTACGTACTTGCCTTAACAAATCGATCTGCTTGTAAGGAGCAGGAGGATTCATGTCTTGCAATAAGAACTCTTTGTTCAACGTAGGCATATCAAACTTAGTACCGTTGTAGTGAACTACTGCATCAGCTTCAGAGATCAAGTCATGGATTCGTTTCAACATCTTCTTTGGTTTAGAGACATGAACAGAATCAAACATAACCTCGTCATCGCCTAGCCACTTAGCTGCCCAACATAATACATAAGAGGATTCCATCAGCTGATTAATACCTACGTTCTGCTGCCAAATACCCCACACATGTGCTACGTTAGGACTAGATTCAATATCAAGAAGTAGTATCTTCAAAGTATTCCTTTACATTCCATCCATATACACCGTTTAAGAAATCACAGAAGTGGTTGAATATATCTTCCGGGGTTGCTCCTTCATCTACACCGACATTGTGTGTGATCGTTCGATCATACCCATCAGAGTATTGAAAAGAATATCTATTTGTGTTCATTAATCTTTCTCCTTAGTATACGTACCAGTCGGTACAGCAGAAACTCTCTAAAGCTTATGACTTTTCGATTGTGTTCTGCCATACTTCCTGTATTACCTTTAAACGTTCTGTTTCATTACTCTTGACCATGAGTAGTAAAGCATCGACTTGTTTGATAAGCATCATGTTCTCTTCTTGTAATCGATCCATTCGTGCTCTCATCTTTCTACTCTCTACTTCTAGTGTTTCAATCTCACACTCACGATCATATAGTTCTTCAGTCAGATCGTTGATCCTAGAATCATAATGGTGATTAGTACAACTCATTTGGCCACCATCTTAAAGAAGTACTCCGCATCTACAATTGCTAGTGGTCTATCACCGTTCTGCTTTACGAACACTACTGGCTGATGATAACCATGTTCTTGTGCTTGCTTGTAATAGTTATACACAGCTACCTTAGCTAGATTCTTACACTCCACTTGGAAAGGGAATTGTTCTCTAGCAGCAGGACTTAACTGTACATCTTCACCATCTGCACCCATGCTTGTGCTTCTTACATCATCTAAACTCAGTGCCGGGAACGTTGCCAGTATCTTGTCCCTTACCCACTTCTGCAGGTTTCTTCCTTTTGCTTTTGCTGATTGTGTTTTCAATCTTGATTACCTTTCGTTTAACAATCCATGCTTTAGGGATGTGCATTCGTGCATTACTATTATCACCTGATACAGTAGATGCTAAACAAATACCATCCTTAGTTTCCGCTATTAAGAAGCCTACAGTTTTAACTGCATGGATATCTACCTTAACGTTATCTTCCCAACCACCATCTGATACTGCGTCAACCCACTCAACATAGATTAACTTGGAGGTTTCCAAATTTGATTTGGTTCTCTTCGTATCCACAGTAGCTGTCCGTTCTCCAGTACTCGCTCCGAGTTTCCTTCGTATGCTTTGAGTACAGCAAGATACATTTCGTTTTCGTCTTTGCATTCTTCAAGAATCCTTTTCGCTTTAACGTCTCCAATTCCTTTGAGACCTTTGATATTGTCAACTCTATCTCCAGTTAAAATCTGTTTATAGAAATTAAAGATAGCTTCTTCTTCAGTGACATGGTAAAAGAAATCCTTAACAAAGTTATAGTGTTTACCTCGTAACATATCTAGGTCTTTATCAATAGAACAGATGCAGTACTCTTCAGGATCTAAGGTGTATGCTGCGATTCCTATAGCATCGTCAGCTTCTTGACCTTCAATCATTTCAAACTGCCAGTGGTTCTGCATGTAATCACGTAGTGCCTGATAGTGCTTAGGCTTCGGTGCTTTTCTATTACCCTTATATGGTTCGGTAACTGCTATCTCGTTACGGAAGTTTCCTTTACCTGTCAAATAACCTTGATACTCATCAAAGCCATTGAAGAGAATAATATCTTCTATGAACTCGCAACACCTAGCTATCGCAATTGACTCAGGTTCTTCCTCTGAGGCAAAGCCAATGCGATAAACTAGAATGTCACCATCGATCAAGGCAATCTGCATTACACAGCTTCGTTCAAGTCTTCAACGGATACTTCGTCTTTCTCGTACACGATCAAGTCTTGGATAACAATCTTGCTAACACCTACACCCATAGCTTTCTTACCCTTGAATGTATACTCATAAGGTTTGATGAATGCTACACCCTTAGAACCGTTAGCTACCTTGACATCGATCTTACGACCATCAGGATCAACAGCTAGGATAGGATACATCTTACTCTTAGCAGTCACATAGAAACCTTGGTCAGCTTTACGCTCATCGTTCTTAACTTCTACACCGATGTCCATCAGTTTCTTTACTGCTTCCTTAGACAAGTTACACAAGTCCACTTGGTACTTCTCGCTCATCTGATTAGGTTCGTTCAAGAATGCCCAATATAAATCAACTTTAACTGGGATTGGTTTATTTAAATCCATTGTATTACTCCTATAAAATAAACTACATACATATTATATCACAGAATCAATGCTTTGTATAGCCTTCTTCTGCCACTTCGTCTGAAATAATATCAAACGCATCTTCCAACAAATCCATCGCATCCTGCATATCTAATCGAGTATAGATGTGGAGCATTCCATCCGCACTAAGCCCGATTGTAAGTGCTTCAACGACTTCTTTTCTATCATCTTCAGGTATCATGGTCTGAAGTCCGAGTCTTTAATTGCTTGAGCAAACTCAGTGACCTGATTACCACCCTTGTAATTCCTTGCTTTCTCAACATCATAATACGCAGTACCTAAAGCCTGCTGAATCTCACCGGGATCTTCTCCCATGCGTAGCATTTCAAGAATGCATTGTTTTAGTTTCTCATTAATCAATGTGTGTCCTTCCATGTTAACCCTGCTCTGTATTCACCAGTCAAAGGACAATTCATATTCAGCTTCTTGCCGGCTTGTTTTATGGACTGCACCCCTAACTTCCCTACGATGTCGTGATAACCATCTTCTACTTCTATCTGCCATTCATCATGGACATTTGCTACGAACTTATAA